CCAGATGTAGAGGAATTTTTTCAATATGATCCAAATACCACTACTGGTGGTTATGGACAATCCGCAACATTCAAAAATAATATAAATTCAGTAAAAATTTCAAAGGATGCTATTAGTTTCGTTCACTCCGGATTAGTTGATCGCAACAAACAAACTATTTTATCTTGGTTACATAAAGCGATTAAAGGTTTGAATCAACTTCGTATGATCGAAGATTCATTAGTCATCTATCGGATGTCTAGGGCTCCAGAAAGAAGAATTTTTTACATTGATGTAGGCAACCTACCAAAGATCAAAGCTGAACAATATCTTCGTGATGTAATGACGAGATATCGTAATAAAATGGTATATGATGCGAATACTGGAGAGATTCGTGATGATAAAAAAATGATGGCAATGCTTGAAGATTTCTGGTTGCCCCGTCGTGAAGGTGGTAGAGGCACTGAGATCACTACTCTCCCAGGAGGCCAAAATCTTGGAGAACTTGCAGATATTGAGTATTTTCAGAAAAAACTCTATAGAGCTCTTGGAGTTCCAGATTCTCGTTTAGCATCTAGTGGAGGATTTAATCTTGGAAGATCATCAGAAATATTAAGAGATGAACTTAAGTTTACAAAGTTTGTTGGTAGATTAAGAAAAAGATTTTCATATCTTTTCCATGATCTATTAAAAACTCAACTCATATTAAAAAACATTGTAACTCCAGAAGACTGGGATACTTTATCAGAACACATTCAATACGATTATGTTTATGATAATCATTTCGCAGAACTCAAAGAAGCAGAATTAATTCAAAACAGACTCAATGTCCTTGCAATTGCGGAACCTTATGTTGGAAAATATTTTTCTGTTGATTACATAAGAAGAACTATTCTGAAACAAACTGATTCTGAAATTATTGAGATTGATGAACAAATTGCTTTAGAGAAAGAATCTGGAATCATTCCACCTCCAGTTGATCCTGCTACGGGTCTTCCAGTGGGCGAACCTCAACCACCAACAGAATCTCCTGCACTGGGAGAAGTTCCAATGTCTCCAGAAGTTTCTACTGATGCCGTTGAACTTCCTTCATCCGAAAAGGCACCAGAACTCAAAATGCCCAAAGGTGGGAGAATATAAATATTTCTAAGTAAACACTGAATTAAAACAATGAATGATCTAATTGATATGATGGTTGCTGATGAATCTCCTGCAGATATTAGCGACAAAATTAAAGAAATTCTAATGCAGAAGTCCGCAGAAAACATTGACATTATTCGTCCTGTTGTATCGGCATCAATGTTTGGTGGGACAGAATTAGATGCGGAAAATGATCAAGAGTATGAAGAAACCGAAGAAGAAGATGCAGAATAATAAATAACTATTATAAGATTTTATTATAAAGATGCAAAGAACAAAATTAATTGCAACAGAAATTGCAATGCCGACAACTGCAGGCACTGCTTCAAGTATTAGTGAAGCAACTTGTGTGAGATTATTCAATGGATCTGGAGCAGCTGCTATTGTAAGTATTTCAACTGTTGTTGGTGCTGCGACGACTAATGAATTCACTATGGCTACAGGATCGGTTGAATTTTTACAAAAAGCTGCAACTGATGTAATCTTTGCATCTGCTGCAACGGTGAAAGCATCTAAAGTAGGATTTACCAATTAAGAAAATGAAACTAATCACCGAAGAAGTGCAACAAGTTAAATTCATCACCGAGGGTAAAGGTGCTGAAAAGAAAATGTATATTGAAGGAGTTTTCCTTCAGGGAAACATTTGTAACCGTAATGGTAGAATGTATCCCTTAGATACACTTTCTCGTGAAGTAAAGAGATATGATGAAAACTTTATTCAAAAAGGCCGTGCTCTTGGAGAATTAGGTCACCCCGATGGCCCTACAGTTAATCTTGATCGCGTTTCGCATAAAATTGTTTCTCTCACTTGTGAAGGAAATAATTTCAAAGGTAAAGCACAACTTCTTGAAACTCCAATGGGCAAGATTGCAAAATCTTTGATTGGAGAAGGAGTTATGCTTGGCGTTTCTTCTCGTGGAGTTGGTTCACTCAAGATGACCAATGAAGGTCATAAAATTGTTGGCGAAGACTTTATGCTTGCAACAGCGGCTGATATTGTTGCTGACCCTTCTGCACCTGATGCTTTTGTTCAGGGTATTATGGAAGGTAAAGAATGGTGTTGGGAAGGCGGGATTCTCAGAGAATCACTTGCACAAAAAACATATAAGAGAATAAATACTCTTACAGATCAAAGGAAACTTGATGAACAGAAATTAAATCTGTTTAACGAGTTTTTATCAAATCTTTAATTTTAATAAATAAATACAGATTATACAAAGTTACAAAGGTAATCGGAGAGTACAAATGTCCCGTGGTAAAAACTTACAAGAAATGGAAACTGGCACTTCACAATCCAAAACCGCTGTAAATGCTAACGCATCTGCAGCGGAAGCACCTAGCAAGAGTGCAACTCCTGTTGCAACTCCTGGACAAACAGGTGCTTGGGAAGATCTTGGAGGCCCAACTCCAGAAAATAGCCGTCCAGATGACAATTCAAATACATTAAAAGTTCCAGGTGCAACCCTTAAGCAAGTTAAGGATGTTGTAAATGCAAAAGCTTCTGCAGCTGATTCTCCTGCAACTTCTGCAACTTCCGTTTCCACTCCTGGTCAAGGTGGTGGAATGAAGGAAGAAGTTGAAGAAGAAGAGGAAGTTGAAGAAGAATCCGAAGTTGAAGAAGAACTTGAAGATGAAGTTTCTGATGAAGTTGCTGATGAAAATCTAGATGATTTTATTGAAGAGGATGTAAATGCTCTTCTTTCTGATGAAGACCTCTCCGAAGAATTTAAAGAGAAGGCAAAGCTCGTATTCGAAGCTGCTCTTCACGCTAAAACAAAAGAAATTCAATCAGGTTTAGAAGAGCAATATGCTATTGCTCTTGCAGAAGAGATTGAAGATATCAAACTAGAACTAACCGAACGTGTTGATTCATACCTTGAGTATGTTTCTTCCGAATGGTTGGAAGAAAATGCTCTCGCAGTTGAAAGTGGTCTCAAAACTGAGATCACTGAGTCGTTCCTTGTTAATCTCAAGGGACTTTTTGAAGATCATTATGTATCAATGCCTGAAGAAAAATATGATGTGCTTGAGAGCATGGTAGAAAAACTTGATGAAATGGAAGGAAAACTCAACGAGCAAATTTCTAAAAATATTGCTCTTAACAACAAACTGAGTGAGTCGGTTGCAGAAACCGTTCTTAATGCAGTTTCCGAAGGTCTTGCAATTTCCCAAAAAGATAAGCTTGCAACCCTCGCAGAAAGTGTTGAGTTTGAGAGTGAGAATGACTATTACCAAAAACTAGTAACTCTTAGAGAATCTTATTTTCCAAGAAATACTGGAATTACAGTAAATGAGACGGAAAGCTTAACCGAAGAGGCCAGTTTCCAAGGAGAAACACATACTCCATCTATGGATTCATATCTTCGCGCTCTTTCCACCGTTACTAAAAAGTGATTTTTAGATAATACTCAAACCGCAGATTTAAACAACACTTAACGAGGTACAAATCAAATGAACGGCTTTAACACCGAACACCTAACGGAGAAATGGTCTCCAATCCTAGACTATGATGGTCTAGATTCAATCAAAGATTCACACCGCAGAGCAGTTACTGCAATTCTTCTTGAGAACCAAGAAAGAGAACTCCGTGAATCTGCAGAGTTTCTTGGCGAAGCTTCCCCAACCAACTCTGCCGGTACTGGCGGATTTACTGGTAGCTCTGCTGCTGGTGGCCCAGTTGCTGGTTTCGATCCAGTTCTAATCAGCCTCATTCGTCGTGCAATGCCTAACCTCATTGCTTATGACATCTGTGGCGTTCAACCAATGAACGGTCCTACTGGACTCATCTTCGCAATGCGTTCACGTACCAGTGGTCAGAACGGATCTGAAACCTTCTTCGATGAAGTAGATTCATCATTCTCTGGTCAGAACAGTGGCCGCAACCTAGAGGGTGGATTCTCTGATGGTGCTGTAGGTTTTGGTACTACTTCACAAGACGGAACCAATCCTTCAGCTCTCAACCCAGTTGGAGCTGCAACAACCAACCCATCACCATATAACGTTGGTGGCGGTATGGAAACCGGTGCTTCTGAAGCACTTGGAGATGGTGCTTCTGGTAACTTCTTCAACGAAATGGCATTCTCGATTGAGAAAGTCACCGTAACTGCCAAGTCAAGAGCACTGAAAGCCGAGTATTCACTTGAGCTTGCACAAGACCTTAAGGCAATCCACGGTC